GTGGTCATCATCATGTTATCATACTCTAATTCCATTTGTAATATTTCTGCAATCTGCTGACCTATATCATTTACCTCACAAAGTATATGTGCATGATTATAACCTTTAGCTACTTGTTCTATAATACTAGGAAATAAATGTGGTTTTATTTCATTGTTTTTATAAGTTGCAACAACTTCATAAGGTATTTTTGTAACATCAATCATAGTAAAGGCAGAATAATCTTTTCCTGTACCACGAGCCACATCAACACAACAAACATACAATCTATCTTTTTCTGGTTTCTTAAACATCTGTAAACCGTTTTTACTCGTTATCGCCGGTATATAAGGGGTCGCTTTTATTTTAGCCGGCGAAATTAGAGTATCAACTGAGCCTAAAAACTCACATTCAAACTCTTGTTGAAATTGCTCAGGTGAGGTATTTCTAATGGTATCTTCTTTCCATTTTTCATCTCTACCTGGTACCTCTGACCAATGCACTTCAATAGGCACATAATCATTTTGTTTATTAATTGCGTCTATCCATAATTTGTAGTACATATTCATTCCATGAGGCGTAGATACAATAATCATTTTTGTTTTTGTACCAGATGATATTGTAGGATAAACAGAGCTAAAAAACATTTCAGCAATGTTGGCTGGTACGAAAGCAAACTCATCAAGGAAAATAATGTTAAATGAACCACCTCGAATAGCACTTGATGATGTGGCAGCCGCAACAATAGTTGACTTATTTTCTAATTCAATATTACCTTTGTTCCAGTTTATGACACCTTGTTGTAACCATTTTGGTAAATTTTCATAAGCGAGTTGCACTCTACCTAATATATCTCTAGCAGTAGATGATTTGTTTGCAAGTATGGCAATATTAGAGTTAGGATTAAATAAAGCGTAATGCAATAGATAAGAAACGGTAGTTGTTGATTTACCTGATTGTCTAGGTAGTTTACAAATGGTAAATCTATTATCATGTATTGTTCTAACAATATGTTTTTGGAAGTCATACATTTTAAAAGGTACTAGACCTTCATCAAGACTTACAATCTTCATGTAATTTTCCATGAAGTATAGAGGGTCTTTTTCACACTTTTGAAATTCTACTATTTGTTCTTTAGTAAATTCAACTGGTGTGTTTACCTTTTTTAAATTAGGGTTACCTAGATATGCGTCTGTGCTCATAATTGATTTATAAAATTAATCCATCCTGTTACTATATATTTTTCTTTTAATCTACTTACAATGCCTCTATGTGTATGTGTCCAATAAGCAGGCCATATTAATGTTAAACCTTTTTTAGCTGGCGTAGATAAATTTTGATGAAAAAACTCTGTGCCACCATCTTCTACATCATTTAAATAAGTCATAAAAACTAAAGCTCTATGTCTATTTAAATGTGATTTAAAATCATTTTCAAAGTGCCAAATTTTAAAACCACCACCTACTGGATATTTTTGTAAATTATAATTTTCTCTTAATGCAAATTCTGTATTTTCATTCATATAAGGATATTTTTTAAGATATTCTTTTACAACTTTATCTAGTTGTTGTTTATATGTATGAAAAGGCTCATTTTCATTTTTAAAATCAACAGCCATTTCTTTTGACTCTTTCATATCTGTTACAATTTTTTGCTCATAGTTAGTTTCACTTCCTGCATACATCATGCCATCAACTAATGTTTGTTTCTTCATAAACTTTATTATATCACTACAAACTTTATTTGATATGTACCAACCACCCATTAAAGTAATATTATCTAATTCATACTCTTTCATATTATTATACCCTCAATATGAGTGTAACCCATTTTTACTGCCGCTTCAATACGGCTACTACCCTTAAACACAAAATACTCTTTATCATAATTTGGATTAGTGTCGTGTTCTATTAATACGGCGTCTTTCATTTCTTTGCCGTCAAGTATATCTTGTAACATTATGCCATTTTTGACATAACCTAATTTACTTATCTGAAATATCGTCTTCTTTGGATGTTTCTGCTTTGCCTTCAATAACTTCATCTTTTTTCAACATCTTTTGTAATTCAGCAGTTGAACCAACGAACAAGGCATTTTTTATATTTGCGTTTGCTGTTTTTGGTAATTCTTTTAAATCTTTTAATTTTTTATTTAAGTCTTGTAATTTATCAACCGTATCTGCGACACTTTTAATTAAGTTACCTGCAACTTCATAGGCTCTAGGATGTTGGCCTTCTTTTGCAACATCTAATATTCCCTCTATAGCTTCTTGACCTTTTTCAATTAAATTGTAATAGTTTTCTCTACTATATTTGTGGTCGTTATCTATATCGCCTTTTTCTTTTTCTTCTTTTCTAGGAACAGGAGCCTTAAACTCCTCTTTTGGTGGAGTTTTAGACTCTAATCCTAAAATTTCATTTACTTTGTCTTCTAGTGCCATATTAATATTTAGTATTCGTATGGTCTGTCTTATCTTTCCACCAAGAAGGCAATCCTAAATGTTTTCTTCCGTCAAATAGATTTTTTTTAGAACCTTTTGTTTTTTGATTATTATAATGTAAAAATACCTGAGCACAATCTGTGCCTTCAAACTGGTCACGCCAATGTTCACAAATATTACCTTTATAAACTAACATATCACCAGGTTTTAAATCTACTTTTACACCCTCTGTGTATTCTGATTCATAACCATCTTTACCATCTTTTCCTTTTTTAGGATTAGGTTCAATATAAATTGGCCATTTATCACCACCTAGGTTCATTGTTGTAGAAATTTCACAACTAAATCTATCTTTGTGTCTTTTTAAAATATCACCATTTTTATAGATACGAGCATATGCGTAAGTAGGATATAAAGACAATCCTGTTTCTTTTTCCATTTTTGGTTGTACAGCCAATAGTAAAGTTTCCATTGCTATATCACCATAATGAGAATAAGTATCAGGCGCTTGTTGGTCATTCCAAACTCCCCACTCGGTAGTAAATGGCGAAATATATCTTTCGTCAAACATTGTTCTTGCTACTTGTCTTTTCATCATAAAATAATTCATAACGAATTCAGCAATTTTTGGGTCAATTGCCTTTCTTATGACCATGTAGTTGTTTTTCTTAAATGCTGGTGTCATTGTGCTTTTACTCCTTCAATAATTTCATTTCTAACAGCCTGTAAGTTAAAATGTATAAACCTAAATTCTTCTTTACCATCATCAACACCGTATTCGTGTTCTAGGTAAGCAGGTATAAAAATTAATGTACCTGGTTTTGGTGTATAGTTAATCTTGTCATTTGCCATAGTAACTTGTTTACTATCTTTTTCAGGTAACTTCATCATTTTAGCTGCCAATCTAGGGTCGTGAAAAACAGGTCTTGATGTATTTTCTGAACATTTTAAATAATAAAATGCTGATACATGATTGTCGCCATGAATATGTGAATTATGATGACCGCCACCATTTTTAGAAAATTCTTGTACCCAAGATTCTGTAAAAAACATTGTGTGGTTTTTTAAACTATATCCCATTGAATCTAAAAAGTTATAAGCTGTTGCACCAACCCAATCATGCAATTCTTTTAATTTAGGGTCTGAATGTAATGATGATGAATGATAAGACCAACCAAAGTCTTTATTCTTTTTAACTTTTTTATCTTTTAGGTCTCTAGTATATGCTTCTTTAATATACTTATCACATACTTTATTAACTGACTTTACCCACTCTGATTTTTCAAATATCCACAATGGTGTTTGAAAATGATGATTTACTATTGCTTCATTACTCATAATATTCCTATCTAAACGGATAGCCTAGATTCCAAATTACTAAACTATATCTTGTTCCTTTTGTTACTGGTGCTACTCTATGCCATACAAAACTTGGAAAGACAATAATAGAACCACGAGGTCTAATACCATCACATGAATGTATAGCTGCTTTTTTATTTCTATCCCAATCAACTTGATTTCTAAAATCAAATTCTAAATTACCACCAACATATTCATCTGTTTCCTCTCTCCTTTCATTCTTTC